GCTGCGCCTGTGCAGCTCGAGCGAGTTGGGCGCGGCGCTGGTCGAGTTGGACCCGCTCTTGAACCTGCTGGATGTAGACCTTCAGGGCATCGAGCTGCTGCGGGCTCAGGAAGCCAATGTCGTCAGACTGCATGAAGGCGACGAGCTGCTGGAGGTGCTGGGTTGAGCCTTCTGCCGGCACACCATCAGGGATCTGGTTCTGAACGATGAAGGCGATCGCCTCTTCGGCCAAGATCTTCGGCTTGCCCGCATCTGGTGAGGGTTCGGTGAGATATCTGTTGGGATCTTGGCCGCGGGCCTTCCCCACATCCTGCCCGAGTCGGTAGATCCCATCGGCATCGATGATCCCGAGCTGCACGAAGAGCGGGGAGACGTACATCGCGAAGAGCGAATCAAGGGATGCTTGAAGCGCCTGCTTTGACGTGTTCAGAACATTGGCCGAGAAGTCGAAGCGGAATCTGCCCGAAATCTCGTTTCGGTCATCGATTGTCATGAAAGGATCGTCAGATGGCTTGGCCGAGCCGGTGATACGGATCTGCTTCTCCTTCGGCAAAAACGCCTGGTTCAGCTCATGGATCTGCTTCCAGCACTCCGCTATCCCCATGAAGAACCGGCGAAGTATACGTTCAGGGCGCGCCTCCCCCTGGCCGGACAAGAGTGCGAGCCCCGATGCAGTCCGAAGGGCAGTGGCACGACCGGCCGGGACTCTTCCGAACTGGAGGTCTACTTTCATCGTCAGCCGTTCTTGCATGTTCCCGATCATTGTCATCAGGTTGATGCTGAAGCCCATTGCCGCAGGATTCCCGACTTGCGGGAAGCTCACGTCACGGGCAACGTCCGACAAGGGATAGCCCTCGCCCGGGGTCAAGCGGATGGTCTCGGCCTTCACGTTGCTGCCCGCCCGGTAGAACCAGAAGGGGACATTTGCGAGCGTTCCAGCATCGATGCCCTGGTCAAAGAGCGCCTTCATGGAATCATGCAGTCCCTCGATGAGCTCCAGCTCAGAGATCCCGACTCGACGGCCTTTGACCGGTATGAAAGAGGCTTCGGCAAAGGGTCGGCGAGGAGGGTTGGCCGGGTACATCTCGGTCAGATGCTTGGCCTTGAGCATGATCTTCTGCTCGAGCAGCATCCACCAGATGACATCCTCGTCGATGCCATCGCCATCCACATCGTAGGAATCGAACACGGTCAGCACGGTCAGGGTGCGATGCGACTTGGCGGGATCTGGATTCCGGTCCTCATACTGGCCCGAAAACGTGTCTTTCTGAATCTTCTCGTCCTCGGTCTCAGGCGATTTGCCGAGATCTTCCAGCTTGCCCAAATCTTCCTTGTTGATCAGATCGTAGAACCCTGACCTCGCCAGCCGCTTGATCTCGTCCACATTCGGATGGCTGATGATGACGACATGAGACGCGCCGAGAGGGTTCGAGGGAGAGCGGATCTGAAGATTCCCGCTCCTGACCGGATGCAGCACATCCTCGTAGTCCAGGCACCGCGGGGACGGCCCGTCAAAGACCTTGACCGTTTCACGTGAAACCATCTCCACGCCGGCCTTGGTCGTGAAGAAGCTGACCTTGATATCGGGCTTGTCCTCAGCGGAAACGGTGAAATCCCATCCGTCCTTGATCGAGACTGGCTGGACCTGCGGGAACTCGATCGCCAAGATCTGACTGAAGAACTGGAATGGCGCCATTTCATCCGGGATGGAGGGGAAGAGCTTGACCCGGGAGATCTCGCGGTCCTCATCCACCCAGGGGATGAACAAGGTGTAGACACCGCTGTTGACGAACTCCTCGGCGATGTCCGAGATGACATTCTCTCCCTGCTGCTCGACGAAGAACTGGAAATCGATGAGCTGGTCGACCGCACTCTCTTTGCTCTTGTCATTCTTTGACAGCGCAACCGCGCCGATGGGCGGGCGCTGGCTCATCACCGCATTGTGGAGCGTGTCCTGAGAGCGAAGGGACTGCTCGGCCATGTCGGGAAGCGCGATATCTGATGCGTCATCCCAAGGCCATGTTTTCCCCTCGGTCCACATCCGGAACTTGGCATAACGCTGGAGCCTGATCTCCCGGTCAACATCACGAGCTCGCTTGTCGGCATCGTAGAACTTGAAGATGCGATTCGCGATCTCCTTCCGGTTAAACTTAAAGGCTTCTTTCCGAGATCGGGTGCGACGATTAGCCATGCAAGATCTCCTCCAAACTCAGCGTGTACAGCACACCGATGGGGACATCATTGGCCAGACCACAGGACATCTTCGTCTGGAGCTCCATTTGCCGCTCATCGAAAGGATCTGCCTTCGCTGCCTTCCAGTTTGCCCGCTCGAGAGCATGAGCAAGGAGCATCCGGCTGTACATCCGCTTCAAATCGGGCTCGTCCAGGCACTTCCCACAGACCGTGAATCCCATGTGCGCGCCAGAGATGCACACCACCTGGATTCTGAAGGCCGGAGCAACCCAACGATTCTCGTCATGGAAAAATAGCCGCTCATCACAGCCTGAGCATTTGCCAATGACCTTAGGCGTCAGGGAGCTTGAAGTCATAATCCTGCCTGATCTTCGCCATGTTTCGAGTCCACTCGGACAACATGTGGTCGTGGAGAGCATCACGCTCATTCAGGTACTCGAGGAAACGGGTATCGCAGTCCGGGCAATACTGAACCTTCCGGTATTGGCCGTGCTCCACGAACTCATCGGCCGCCTTTCCGCAGCCATCACACATCACCTGAATGGACATTCAGCCTCCGGCTTTCTTGATCGCATCCTTGGTTTTCCGGCGATCCTTCCTGACCTTCCGCAGCACCCCGAAGATGGAGAATCCGGGCTTGTCCTTCTTCTTCTTGATCTGTTTCTTGACCGGTTTCTTTGCCATCAGCGTTTCGCTCCGTTGAAGGGGCGGGGCTTCGGAGACTCGATTTTGCCAGCGGCTTCACGCATCTCCTCGGCCTTCTCCTCGGCAAACCGCTTGGCCGCGGATACCCGGCCCGGGACTTCCTGGATCTCTTTTGCCCGGATCAACGTCTCCATATCCATCTGGGCCTGAAAGTCTTTATCGGTCATCACGTGGTCCACATCGAATATCCTCTTCAGCTTGGCCCAGAAGGCCATCAATATCCCCCTCCTCGCTTCCCGGGCCGGCGAATGACCGGAGATCCCATGGTGAGGGATGAAAATTCCGGGTTGGCATTCATGATATAGCGCAGTATAGCCGGATAGTCGTCGTACTTCTCTCGGGGCTTCTGCTTCTGATCCTTCTCCAGCGTCTTTTTGAAATCCGACCAGGTATATCGCTTCATCTGGTAGATAGCTCTCGAGCAGCGGGAGTGGAGGACCAGCCTGGGGCGGTAAGTATGGGGATCTGGCTTCAAAAACTCGTTGATCCGCATTCTCCCAAGATCTGACGAGTCGGCGAGGTCACAGAACAGCCTCGCGCTCTCGAATTCGTCTTGCCATGTGATATTTCTCTGAGCACTGGCGGGAGATCTGCCCATATTCGGGTCCATGAGCCGCAACTTGACATTGAGGTGCATGTCCTCCTCAACCTCATCAATCATCTTCTTCAACTCGACCGGATCGCCGTCTATTTGTCCCTCCGCAACCATCATCAGGTCATCTTCCGGCGTCACTTGAACCCAGGCGAACATGTGGGGCTTACGCGGATGTGGATCGATGCAGAAAATCACCGGCCAGACCGGAGAATGGTCAAAAGTGAGCACATGACTGTACGGGGTGACCTCTTCCGAGCCGCATTGGCACTTGTTCTCGACCAGAAACACCGATCGCCCACAACGAAAGCACCATGCTTCCTGCTTCTCGGTGAAAAGCGGGTGGATCCTGTTGGAGAACCGGATAGATCCCCCCTCAATCCGCACTCGACGCACCTCCTCCGACCAGTTCTCCATCTGCTTCGAGATGGAATCCTGGTTCAAATGCTTGTTGTCCCGAGTGTCGAACACGAACCAGTCATGATCAGGACTCTTCTTTGGCCCCGGAATGCCCTTCTCATACAACTCATCGAAGATCCAGTCCACCGGAATGGCAGGATCGTCCGGCCAGGTCATCACCATGAACATCCGACCATTCACACGCATGGTCCGAG